AGAAGTCCTGACCATCAATGTCGATCACCCCAAGGTCTGGACAGTCATCGAAGCCGGCATATTTTAAAGGCGGATGCAGGTCAGTGAATCGCCCGAACAGGCACCAGCATTGCTCGCCATAATTAGACTTGAGCTTTTCAAACAAGGCTGGATCCGCTTCCATTTGAAGCGACTCCCATCCAAGTTCTCGAAGTCGTAAAGTGTTGGAGAAGAACAAACCGTCAGCAGCTCCGATTTCGAAACACTGACGATTTGTTTCCCCTATCTTCTTGAACACACTGGCAATCAATCCATCCTCACCGAACTGGGTATAGACATTCAGCCCGCATCCTTGCAGCCATGGAACAAGTGCCTCGTATCGGAGTGATTGACTGCCAGCCATAGACTAAACGAACCTCGTGACGCCGTTTGTGGATGTCACGCCGGTGGTTCCAGCAGGGGCAACCTTGACGCGGGACAGAATCGCTTCTGCCGACGCTGTGAAGTGATCATTGGTTGCGGTGGCTGAACTGATCGACAGTCGCAAATATCGCTTGCGGCCTCGAAGGTCCACGCCGTACACGATTGGCTTTGCTGCGATCGCATCGCCCGTGATGTTGGCCGTCACCGTCGCGAAGTTGCTCGCAGTGGTGTCGTCTGACTCCAGCAACTGGATTGTCGGACCAACGGCGTTTGTGTTGGCTTCGCTGCTGATGTTGACAATGATCGTCGCGTAGTCCGCGCCGTTTGTGTCAAGGTTTGCAGTGGCTGTTGCGTTGTTCGTGACTGCCCGTGAGGCAATCAGCTGACTATGGATGATTGAGCGAAAAGGAAGCATATGATCGGGCTCCTTAGAGCATGGCTTTCAGAAAGAGCCTGCTGGAACATCTCCAGCAGGCGGTTCATGAACTCAGATCGATTATGATCCGGTGGATAGTGCGACGATTGGACCGGCGACAGTATCTGAGCCGATCGAATGGACGTTGATGTCCATTCGCTGCGAGCACTTGACTGCGACCATGTCGTATTCGAACAGGTTGGTCCCGCCGATTGTGGCTTCCTTGGAGAACTCCAGAGTCTGCTTTCGGCGATCACCGAATGAGCAGCCCAGAGCAAAGTTCCCAAGGAAGACTGCGATCGTGCTGGTTGCTGTGGCCGTTCCCATAACCTGTGAGAACATCACGGGAATGCCCTGGAACATTGGCTGACGGAATCCGTTCTGCAGTTCGCTGCCAGTCACGCCGCCAGCTGCATTAAGCAGAGGCACCATCACCGTGTAATAGAACTGGCTAGAGCAGAGGAAGCTCATTCCAGCCTGAGCATAGACCGGAACATTTGCGATAAGCGACGTTAGGTCAGCGATCACGATAGCTGCCCATGTGTTGCTGGTTGTCGTGTCGCGGAAACCCGGAGCAGTTCCGATTGTTAGCGTTGCGAACATCGTCTTTAGACCACGCATGTGGCCGTAGGTCGAAGTTCCATCACCGTCGATGAAGCACTGATCTTCCTTCAGGGCGTTGCTGTAGCTCATTTCCTGAGCGAGCGTGTTTCCGAAGTCGATCACTGAATCTTCATTCAGTTCACTGGAATACGTCGACAGGCAGGTCATCTTGCGAGCGGTCAGGCGCACAATCTGATGTTGCATGTCACTGGCTGTCAATGCAGCGTTTTCGCCGGTGAAGTATGATGTCAGCCCTGACACAAACTTTGGGTCCGTGCGAGTATCCGAATTCATCGGAACCATTTTGCACAGCTTGCGGGCGACGCCGTATTCTTCGCGGAGCTTGATCAGATCCGTGCCGAATTCTTCCGGAACGAAGATGTGCGAGCCGCTGGTATCAGATCCGCCTTCAAGGTGTGCGTTCTGAATCATGCCATGATCAGCAGCGAACTGCTTTGCATGTGCGAAATTGTACGTTCCCGGCAGGTCCATCGTGGCTTTTGCCAGAGCGAACTGCCCGAAGCGGTACGCCTTTTCTTCCTTCGTGAAACCGCCCGCCTGATTCTCATCCGAGAATGCGGTAACAGATTTCAGTTGCTTGCGAGCGGTCGCCGGGATGGTCCACTTCTCGCGATTGCCGCCGGATGGCATGGAAGACATTCCGCTGCCTCGTGCAACGATGCGGGCCACATCTGCATTCATCGGTGCGTTGCGCAGAGATTCCAGCTTGGCGATCTTATCTGCCACTGCTGCTTCAGATTTGACAGCGGCTTCGATTTCGTTGCCAATGCGGTCGACTTCAGCCAAATGCTTGTCACATTCGGCGGTCTGCTCAGGAGTCAGGCTTTCGTCGCTGACGGTGGCGAGGATTGCATCGGCCGCGTCAATGGCGGTCTGTCGCTGGGCTTGCAGTGCCTTCAGCTTTTCACTGATTTTCATGATTGGTCCCTTATGATGCCAGGACCAACGCAGAAGGCGTCAGCCGCTGGCGTTGTTCGATAGATTCGAAAAACGCAAACGACTGACGCCCTGAATTTACAGTGCTCAATCAATGTCGCCGACTCGGATCAATTTAGACCGTTCGGCTGATGTGTGAACTGTAGGCAGGTTATCCGACTTTTGTCAATCGATGTTTTGCAATTCTGTAGCTCAGCATAGCCTGCAGTTTCTGAACATCTTCGTTCTTAGGCTTCGGCTTATTCTTTCCGATTGGGATAATTTCATCGACGAACCCTGCCGACTTCGCTTGCTCGGCTGAATACTTTGTGCCGTCGCCCTTGTCACCAAGCAACGCCGATGCCATCTCCTTTTCACTCTTGCCTGTCTTTGCGGAATAGGTGGCAATTGCGGCTGAGTTGAACTGCTGTAGCCACTCAATGGAATCTTGCAGGTCAGCAATGTGGCCGAATGCAAACGACAATCCTTCATGAATGTGGTATGTCGCATTCGCGTACATCTTGACGGTGTCGCATCCGAGAACCGCGAGACTAGCCGCCGATGCTGCGAGGCTTTCGATAATGCCAACAGTCGGCCCATCGTGAGCGGCCAGAGCGTTGTGAATGGCGAGCCCATCGAATGCGAGCCCGCCTGGGGAGTTCACTCGCATTGTGACGGGCTTGCCCTTGTTCGCGCTCAGGACTTTACTGATCGAAGCGCTGTCGGACTGCGTATATTCATCACCGACGATTCCAGTGAGAAAAATCTCTAATTCCTGTGGCGTTTCATTGTAAACGATGCGAAAGCCCTCATCTTTGACGCTGTTTTTGACGTTTTCAGGGCAGTTTAAATTGATGATTTTTCTCATTTTTGCACCGCTTTCATGAGTAAACTGATGAGTGTTTCGGCCCGTGAATCCCACGATGCGACCACATCGCTAACATTTGACTTGAGGCTTAATGTAGTAGACACCGAATGGACATCCGAAAGCAGCCTTTTCGACTCTTCGGCGTGTGAAATAATGGCCGTTCGAGCGTCTGAATGCTCCAGCCCTGAGACTGTGTTTGCGGTCCATGTTTGATAGAACGCATCCACCTCTGCCATGAACCTTGCGGGCTGCGATCCTGCCCTTTGCACAACCTTTGACTGCTCCAGTTTCACCGCTGACGTGACACTGCTGGTGATCATCGCTCGCAGTAGATTCTCTGCCGGTGATGGCTCGGCAGGATCCTCGCTTTCCGATTCACTTGCATCCTGCTGGTTGCCGTTGGCGTCCGTTGTCATCGGGTCGACCTCTTCGCCGGCGACAAGCCAGTTTGCTGGATGGTAGAAATCATCACCGCCGTCTTCTTCGTCGCTGATTTTTGGCAGGTTCATTAAGCTTCGCGCCTCGTTGCGTGTCATCATCCCGCACTCAATCTGGCGGTAGATCATGTTCACCTTTTTCTCACCTTCCATCTGCACTTCGGATTCGCGGTTGAACTCAATGACATGCGAATCTTTCATTCGCTCCTTGGGAGTCATCAGCTTGGCGCGGAGTTCGCTTTCCCATCGCTTCAACCACGGATTGAGGCATCGAGACAGATAGGTCTGTGATTCGCTTTCCAAGCTGTTGTGAGACGTTCTGGTAGCATCGCCGAGCATGTGTGGAGGTACGCCGGTGATGTTGCTCACGGTCTGCCGTACCTCAAATTCCCGTGTCTGCAGGAACTGAGCTTTATCAGGATCAATCGACAACTGCTGGAACTTCACGCCATCTTGCAGCAACGCGACTTTGTGGGAGTTGTTCAGTCCGGTCTGCATTGAATTCCACGCGGACATAGTGTTCCTGACTTTCTCCTCGCTGAAATGCCCAGGCACCATCAGCAGGCCGCTCATGTTGGCACCCTGAGAGAATAGCCGCCCGCCGAATTGCTGAGCTGCCATACCGACGCCAAGAGCATCGCGGAACAGGTCCAACTGGCAGAGCCCCATGATTCCATCACGGCTCATGCTCATTAGGTGAATCATATCTCTGTCAGGCACGCGCACCGGCTGACCATCCTGATACCAAATGAACCACTTCTGACCATCCGGCATGATGCGGATCATCATTCCTACAGGATCCGCGAGGCCGATTTCGACAGGATTGCCAGCCATATCACGCACGATTGGCAGGTACGCATTTCCAAACACGTTGGCGTGATAAGTTCCAGTTTCAATCATCGTCCGTGCCGACCACCACGCTGCCGGACGATCGCGAAGCAGAACCGCCGCTGGGTGTTCGTATGCGTATTTCTTGCCGCCGTCTTTCTGTCGCTTGAAAATATCACAGGGCATTCCAGCCACATCAGAAGCAATGAGATTGACTGCCCGCCAAAAAGGAGCGTACCCCATCGCCGACAGTTCATTGACAATGACACCAGCAGAGCTTTTCTCTGAATGCCCCGACAGCGTACGCCAGCCACCATCTGTGACAGCAGACGTGACGATCGGCATTGAATTCACCACAAGTTCCGTGACGCCATAGACCATGTTCAAAGCACCTTAGAAAAGAACGACGCCTGAACCGGCGGTGGAATATGCAAAGCTTGACTCACCTTTTTCGACACCAGCAAGAGCCATGACAGCCGCCTGCATTCCGTCGATTGTTCTGACATCGTCTTTTCCATTCGGCTTGCAGAGCAGGCCATTTCTTCCCCTTGTCACATTACTGGCCTGCCATGCAGCGATTGGGTTTCCGTCATGTGTCAGCTTGTGGGACATCACAAGCTTTTCAAATTCCTCAATTGGCTCATTCAAAATGAATGGACCTTGTCCGCATTCTTCGATTGGAAACTCTGCGGGTCGATGCTTCCAAGTGCCGTCACTGTTCTGCTCACCAACCATCACTCTCTGAATCAAATAGTCCGCAAATCGCTTGTCATAAAGTAGCTTTTGAATTTGAAAACGCTGTCCGATTTCACAGAGTGTTGACCATACGTAATCATAATCAATCCAGTCACCATCTGTCAGCGTTAGTTGTGCCTTTTCGTCATGCTCCCAGTCGGTAAACGGGGCAGCCGATACCCGCTGCTTTGCAGTGTCTTCTGGCATCCAAAACCACCATCGAAAGTGCAGCGTCTGGTCATGGTCTTTGAAGCAAAGACAGAGTGCCGTTAAGTCTCTTGTCCTAGATAAGTCCAGACCTGCCCAGCATGGCAACGTCTCAAGATGTTCCCACGACATTTCCCGCTGACATGCGGCCCAGTCATGCGACTGTAAAAACGGATTCGATGACTGCTGCCAGATGTTCAAGCGATACATCTTGAATGTGCGAAGTGCTGATGGAGTATCGCAGCTCTGCAGGTCTGAAATGAATTCTTCTTCTCCGACCGTGTGTCCCCAAGCGGGATTTGCCATCATCCCAAACTTGATTGGATCCTTTTTTAAATCGTCGTCCGTTAAGTCGAATGGAGCCTCGTGCCAATCGAAGAAAAACGATTCGTTTTCAAATGCCCCTGATTCGACCCGTTTTCCGTAGTCATACCGCTGCTTTCCGTAGCTCGTCGGATCGTTTCCGGCTGTCGTGACTTGGATAATCATTGGCTCTGAGCGACTGATCCCCATGCGGCTGATTCGCTTCATGAACTCCGCATCAACGACGTGAATTTCGTCCACTGAACACGAGCCGTTGAGGCCCTCCTTTGACTTCTGAGAGGCTACGTTGTCACTGCTCAGAATCCTCATTGCTGAGTTTGTTTCATTAACCGTGATGCTGGAATCTGTTTTATTGATCCGCATGTAAGCCGCCAGCGTTGGCGACGCCTGAACCATTTTGATTGCGTGCCCCTGAACAATCTTCGCCTGCTGACCATCCTTGGCCGCTGTGTATACGTTTTGGCCTGGCTCCCCGTCGCCATCAAGTAGGTAAAGATCCCACCACGCAACGGTCGGTGATTTCTTGTTCTTCTTCGGCTTACCGATGAGGGCTTCACGGAATCGACGAACCTCGCGTTTCCATCGAGCTGACATTTTCACCCAACCAAACAACCGCATCGCACAGTCAGCTTGCCAGTCGCTGGCGATCAGTGGCAATCCTGCGCAGTCCCCTTCCCAGAGAACCAGATTATCCCGCGCCCAGTCAATCACGAACTGGCCCCGAGCTTCGTCCATGCGACATCCCGCCGCCGCCGCTCGCTCGTCGGCTTCGTTTCGAATCCATCTCTTTGTGACTTTGTCGATTCTCAACGCTGTCGTCTCATCCTGGCTGGTGCTGTTTCTTGTGTGACGTTTACCCGTGACCGTGATGCTGGAGTCAATCCGAACTGACAAAGATATTTGTGCATTTCTGCAGAGCATCGAAGGGCAATTTTTGATGATGGGTTTTCATACGATCCATGCTCTGAACTCAGTACGGCCCCCTCCCTTGCCACTGCTCTCAATGCGTCTCTCCAAGTCCCGTACAAAACGCAATACTGCTCCATTGCAGCACGATCGGGAAGAGTCATCACTTTCATGGATTTGATTTCCGCCATGATCCGGATCCACTCTTTTCGAGCATCACCCTTCATCCATGCTGGACAGTCGGGAGTCTCTGCCTGCACTTGTGGCTCTGCCTTGTTCCGGCGTTTCGGATTCTTGGCAAAATCACCGTGGAGAATTTTCAGAGCTGTCGGTTTTGGTTGTCTTGCCATTCCTTAATTTCAAAAATTGTGTGGAAAAATGTGAACGAG